ACACCTGCCGCTGACGTTCTTGCTAAACGCAACGACATCCCAGAAACCGGTGACGTTGTACTCGTCAAGCGTGACGGTGGGATTGTGTTCTTCCAACCGCACGACACCACCCAGCCAGGGTTTGCCCCCATTGCTGACGCTGCAACTGTCGGCGCAGCAATGGCCGCACAGTCTGTCACCGATTCGGTGGACTCGCAGACTCTCGCCCTGGTGGCGGAAGCGCTGACGGTCTGACAAGGTGAAATCTATGAGTGACGTACATGTAGTCCGTGTAGGGCATAACCTGCCGGAAGGCCTCGTGCCTTACGGTACGGTGTTTGTCGATGGTGAACGGGTAGAGGACTGTACCGACAAGGAAGTTGTCGGTTCGTTCAGTAACCTTGTTGAAGGTGTCGTTCCGGCTATTTCTTGGATGGATGCGTAATGAACTTGCCTGAAATGATGACGGTTGTTCGCAGTCAGGCGCAGACGGACACTGTGGATGCCCCTACTGAGCTTCTCACGTTTTATGCCCGGTCGGCCTATCAGGACATTCAGTCTCGGGTCGGTCAGTGGCCGCATTTGCGGGAATCGTTTGTCAAGACTACGGTCGCTGGAACCCCGAACTATGCGTTTGCTACGTTTGCTCCGAACACAATGGAATACATTGTGTCGGCTACGGTCCCGGATCGTGTGCTTTGGCCCATGTCGAGGGACGAGTATCGGGCTGTGACCCGTGATTCTACATCGACGGGCACCCCTACTCATTACATGGTTGATGGGGGTGTTGTCTGGTTGTGGCCGACTCCGGCTGTTGCCACATCTTTGTCTCTTTCAGGTTACTCGTTTTTTGCTGAGTGGCCTTTGGGGGTTGCCGAGCCTGATCTGCCGAGGGGTTTTGATTCGGCTATCGTCTTTTTTATGATGGCCCGGTACTACCAGTCTCAGGAAGACATCGAATTGTACCAACAGTACATGCGTGACTATGAGGCGACGTTGCAAAATCAGATTGAAAGGGCAATGCGGGGAACGGACATTTTCATGGGTCCGTCCATTAAAAGCTCTGGTCGTTCTTCCGGTATTTCTGAGACTCAGTGGATGCGTAGAAATGTAGAGGGATAGTATGGCACCTACAAGCCGTGAGGTTTCCTATCTAAGCAAATTTGATGGTGGCCTTAACCTGACCGATCAAACACAATCCTTACTGCCCAATCAGTCACCAGACTGTTTGAATGTTGACTTTGGTATTCGTAAGGGTTTTGTCTTACGGGGAGGTTTCCGCCATCAGGCAGATAGTGGCGAGTTTGTTGGCGCACGTGTTGTCTTGGGTGCGGACAATGTTGTTCTGGGCCCGTCTGGTGTCATTTGGGCCGAGGGGGCTCGGAGTCTTAGCGGCTTCCGTTTTATTTCTGTTGCCGCCGACGGCGATTCGGTTCTAGTCCAGTCCGTTGAGGGGGATCTGTTTGATTGGGATGGCGCTGCTCTTACCGATACGCTGGTAGATGTCACTGAGTTTGATAAGCGGGTTCGTATGGCTAACCATAACGGCCTTTCTTATATGGCGAACGGACGTTTCTCGTCCGATGCGCCTTCCAGTATCGTTATGAACAGGTGGGATGGGACCACTCTCACCGCACTGGGGGACTCCTGGGACGAGAACCATGTTTCGTCTTCTGGGAGCAACATGCCTAAGGCGGAGCATATCGTCCAGTGGCGTGGCTATATGTGGGTAGCTGGCACATATGAGGTAACCGATTCTTACACTAACCGGTTGCGGTTTTCTCACCTTCAGTTCCCGGAGTCTTGGTCGATTGATGACTATTTTGATGTCGGTGATTCGAAGGGCGAGGTGGAGCCAATTACTGGGATCTTCCCGTTTCAGGACAAACTGGTTATTTTCAAAAAGGGTGAGGTTTGGTTACTGACTGGGCACGACCCGGATACTTTTGTGTTGAACCCGTTAACAAACGCTTCCGGCATAAGCACTTCTGGGGCTGTTGATTCAAACGCAGGGGTTCTGTACTGGTTTTCGACTGACGGCCAGTTGATGGCGTTCAACGGGGAGGGCGTCGTACCTTTGTCTGAACCTATCGCTTACTGGTCCGATATTGGAAAAATCCTCCGTGGCGGTTCCCACCAGCTCATGTGGGCGGATGGTCGTCTGTACCTTTCGTTGGAGGCAGGACCAGCCGCCACGGAAGACCGGCTGCTGTTTTTGTGGTCTCCGTCGGCCAGGGCGTTTACCCGGTATGACCGGGAAGTAGCCGACATGATATTTTGGAGAAGGACCGGTTCGTTTGCCGATTCTTTGTTTCTTGATCTAGCTGGCACAAACATTTTTCGGTATGACCAGTCTTACGAGTATGATTCAAGTTTCGATACCGCCAACATTCGGATTGACGGCCATTATCGTACGGCATGGATTTCTGAGGGCGAGACGGCCACCAAGAAACGGTGGAAGCGGCCTCGTGTGACTGCGGCCGCTTCGGAAACGACCACAATCCAGCTTGAAGTTTTCCATGACATGCAGGATTTGACTCCAACACGTCAAATCCAGTTCCCGATCACACGTTTGTCTGCGGGTGCCTCTCTTTGGGATGCGATGCTTTGGGATACAGACTTTTGGTCTGGTGACACTGAGGAGGCTTACGCTTTTCAGCGTACGCCTTCTGCCGGGTCTGCCTATGCGGTGTCGTTCAAGTTTTCGTCTGCCGACAACCCTGGTCGTTGGTGGGTTGACAGTATCGCTATTCCTTTCCGTAGAAAGCAGGTCCGTTAATGGCCTCAGCATCAGTTACTAACACGTTTACGGCCTCGACAGCGGCCGTGGCTTCTCAGGTTAACCGGAACTTTGACGATCTTGTCGATTTCGTCAACAATGACACGGCCCATCGTGACGGCTCTAAGCCGTTTACCGGTGAGGTGTCGATGGGGTCTTTTAAGATCACTAACGTTGCGTCGGGTAGCGCTGCTAACGATGCGGCTACTGTCGGTCAGTTGGGGGGAACGTTCCCTACTGGCTTTATAGTCATGTATGGTGCGGCCACTTCGCCGTCTGCTTCATGGCTTGTTTGTGATGGTTCTCCGATTTCCCGTACGTCGTATTCTGATTTGTTTGATGTTATCGGTATCAGTTTTGGTGGCGGGGACGGGGCGACTACGTTCAATGTTCCCGATTTGCAGAACCGTGTGCCGTATGGCGGGACGGTTGGTGTGCAGGGCGGGTCGAATGATGCGGTTACTGTTTCTCACACGCACATCCAGGACCCTCACGGCCACTCGGCTTCGACTGCTGGTACGGCAGCGAGCCACACTCACACTGTCACCACTGCGGGGGGCGGGACGGCGGGCGCTGCGTCGGGTGCAGCGGTCAATGCACTCGTCGGCACTTCCAGTATATCGACCAACGGCAGTGGTCCTCTGGCTCTCTCTGCTTCCACTAGTGTAGGCGATGCTACCGCCGTCAACCAGAATGCTGGCGTTTCGGGTATCGGCCTCAATCGTCCGGCTTTTGTCGGTATCCAATTCCTTATCAAGTCAGGACTCTAATCATGGCGTACGGTACACCAGTTTACGATTACGAGCAGGCCCGTGGCGGTCTCGCAAAAAGGAAGGCTTTGACGGATCAATCAAACGACTTTGGTCGTTTTCTTGGTCAGGAACGTTTCCGCCGTGACAAGGAAGACATGGGGAAAGATTTCACCCAGAATTTCCCGAAGGTTGGTGGGTCGTTTAACCGTCGTGGTATTTGGAATTCGGGGTTGCGTAAGAAGGGTCAGCGTACGGCTGTTAACGCTACGAACAAAAATTACCGTCGTTTGGCTGAGGCGCAGGCTACTGATGCTGCCGAGTGGGATATGAGGCGAACGGCTTCGGATGTCAATTATGAGAACGAGTTGTTGGCTTTGTATGATCGTATGCAGGCCGGTAGAGCTGCGGGTTACGACCCGTTTACAGGAATGGGATAATTATGAGTGACGATCAGAATCCGACTCCGACACGTCGGTCGGCCGATGGCTATCTCACGGGTTCGGACCCGTGGCAGGGGATGGCGAACCCTGACGCATGGAGCGCCGGGGTTCCCGCTACTTGGGAGGACGACCAACGTAATCGTACCAGCGCCGCCGATCTGAATTACGGCTTCAATGGGACTACTCCTGCTAATACTCCTGGCCCATTCGATCTCACGACTTCCAATCCTAACGGCAATCCTAGCGGCCGGGGACCGTCCGCCTGGGATATTGCCGAACGGGAGCGGGAACTGTTGTGGCGCACGGAAGACCGTGACCGGGAACTGGCGTGGCGGACTGAAGACAGGGCACTGGAAGAACGTCTTCGGGCCGAGCGAGAAGCAAAAGACAAAGAGGACCGGATCAAGCGTGCTGCCGCCTACGACGCCTACGATTCGTCGATGCGGAATGTCTATAGCGCCGATAGGGTCAATAGTCGTTACGATCCTATGGTCACTTCTACGGGTGGAGCCTACGACGCTGGCGTGCAGCGTCTAGGTGGTATCACGGGCGCTATGACTGCCCGTGGCGAACAATCCCGTGGGGATGTCGCTAACGCTTTTAGCGCCGGGGACCGGCGCCTTCAGGCGTTACGTCAGCAGTACCAGAATCAGCAGGGAACTATGGACTCTGGATTTAACGACATTCTGCGAGGCTACGGCGCAGGTGGCGTCGAGCAGGGTTCTGGCTACAACGACCGCCTGTTCGCTAACGCTCAAATTGGCAATGCTCAGGCGGGGACGATCTTTGATGCGTCTTACGCCGACCGTGGCGCTCTAGTCGGCGGTCTCCAGGGCGATGTAGAGACTGGTATGACTCAGCAGAAGGCTGCGTTGTTGGCGAGGATTGAGGCGCAACGCCTTGCCGCCCAGATGGAATCTGATTCTGCTTTGGCGACGGCTTTGGCCCAGTCCGGTATTGCCCGTGGAAATCTGTAAGGAGTTTTTGAAAAATGTCTGATCCTTGGGTAGATCCACGCATAGGTAATCCTTGGTTGCAAGGTCTTCCGACTCAGGGAGATTTGCAGGCCAACGAGTTTGGGATGGGCGAGTTTATATTTGATCCCGATGCTTTAAGGCAGCGGGAAGACATGAACAGCCTGTTTAAAGAGTATCTGAGGGTGAGGGGGATTCATCTGGAAGATTACATCCCCAATCTGCCGCAGGAAGTTGAGCGTCCTGATCCTAAGTGGACTCCTTACAAGTCCGAAATTTTGGACACTTACCGTAATGACGAAGCGTACAATAAGGTGGCGCAGCTCATTGAGGGCGACCCAGCCAATGGTGTTGAGCCTATGGGTTATGAGGATGCGCTTTTGGCGGTAGAGCAGGAGGCGATGGAAAAGGGTTGGGGTATGCCGATGCTCAATCCTGACGGCCAACAAATGCAGTACAACAACGGCGTTGAGCAGATGCCGATGACTGTAGGTCAGTTTAAAGCACAGCAGGCTGCACAGCAGGCTAACGATGCTAAAGGCAAGACAACTGGTGATCCGACGAAGGACGCTTGGGTTACCCTGTTGGATTCGGGGGCCATCAGAAAGAATGCTGATGGCAGCTTTGTTGCCGCCCCTACGTCGAACTTCGATATGAAGGAGTTCGATGCCAACGCTGAAAAGTTCATGACGGAGTTGTCATTGGAGAGGCGTTCTCAGGAAGAGCGTGACGCTGCGCTTACCGAGTATGCCAATTATATTAATCCTCGTTACCTTGTTGATGTTGCCAGCATGGAGAAGAATGGTCTTATCGGGGGCAAGACCGATTATGCCGTTGAGTGGGATAAACCGAAGAAACAGGATGGCT